CTATTTTCCATAGAAAGTGACCTTAAAAGATATATACCTAGCGGTAGAAACTCATTTAAGAATATTCACAGAGAAGCTCAGTCTAGAATTCTAAACTACCTGGATATAAAAAGAATATGGAATGACGATGGCGAACCATATACTAAAGAGCAAATAAATATATATGGAGAGCTCCAAAAATGGTCTCTCTATGAAGCTATATTAATAATATATGGAGATCTTTATATTAGTGGTGGTGACAAGTTTGCTGAAAAACTAAACGAATACAAAGCTCTAAGAGGCTATGAAAGAGACCGTGGAGCTATTAGAATAGACAAAAATTCTTCTGGAACTATAGATAGCGGCTCAGAATTTCAAGACTTAAAAAGCTTTAGGATGATAATAAGATGATAAAATCAGTTAGGTCTTATTTAAAGAAATCTATACTTAGTATTTGCTCTGAATTAAAAGAGAATAAGTCTGCTTTCTATGACGGAGATATAGGCGAAACTATTTTAAATAGAACATACCAAATAGAACTAAATAATATATCTAATGTAGAGCGTGACAGTCATTTTTTTGACACGATAGACGCTAGTATCATCATATTCGGAGTTGGAAGAAATAGAAGTGATCAACTAGATAATTATGACGATCTATTAAGTAAGGCTCTTTGCATAAGAGACAAGATTAGTGATTTAAAGAATTTTAACAATACAGATTATGTAGCTAATGTCACACCTGGAATTATAACTTCACAACAATTGCCAGATAACGATAACAGCTTTAGAATTAATATTAATTTAACGCTTTCATTAGCGTATTCAAGAGGGGAATAAAAATGGCTCTTTGTACAAACACAAGCTCAACAAGCCAAGTATTAGAAGCAATGAAATGGTATTTCGGTAAAAGACACTGTAGAACAATTACTTTTACTGATGATTCACCTTCTGACTATTTTGACTTAAACGTAATTGGTATTAATTACGAAGAAAAGAAATATTTAGTATTTTTAGACGATGGGGTAGCAACTTCGCCAACTCCAGCAAGTGGTCAAACTTTAATCACTGTAGACTGTTCGTCAGCTACAACTGCTGAACAGTGCGCTGATGCCTTTGTTGCTCAATTAGTTACAAGCGAAGTTGAAGTTAGATATGAACAAGAAACTGGTATTGTTGAATGCCAAAACAACTTTGTAGGCGTTATAACTGAAGAAGACTACACTAATGCAGCTGAAACGACACAAGAGGTTGGGGCTACTGGATTTGGTGGTTACTTAGGTCAATCTGGTGAATCAGAAATGACTACAACTACTGATAAAGTTCAAATTCTTGACGATGCTCAAGGTACAGTTATTCAAGATGAAATCATAACAGGTCAAACTATCGAGCTTTCACTTCCATTAAGAGAAATGACTTCAGCACGATGGGAGTCTTTAATCGGTAATGTTGCCGGTGATAATTATGTTGCAGACACTAAGACTATTACAGGTTACGGAACATCTAAGCTTTATAAATCTATGTTTCTATATAGTGGAAGGTTAGTAGGTCATCCAGTTAGAAATGTGGCAACTAACATTGATCAAGATGTTGTTGTTCTTAACACTGCACCTAATATGGATTCGATAAACTTTAGTGGTTCATCTTTACAGGAAGCTAGTTTTACTTTTGTAGCTTACAAAGACGGAAACGCACCAGAAGAGATCAACATCATGGCTCGTGGTGATCATTCACTATTTTAATTAAGAAATATTAATGGCGCATCTTTAGGGGTGCGCTTTGTAATAAAGGAATCATAATTGTTAGATTTTAAAGACGAAGTAGTAAAGTTTAAATTTAAGGGCGATGAGTACGAAGTTGAAAAGCCTACAGTTAAACAGTCTCGTGATTATGGGAAAAAGTTAAAAGAATTGGGTGACGATAGCGAGAAGGAAGATGCTCTTTTTGACTTTCTAGAAGAGCTAGGATTACCAAAAGAGGTATCTTATACGCTAAAACAAGGTCACATTATGGCTTTGGTTGCAGCTCTTGGAGAGTCTGAAAAAAACTAGATAGCGAAGATTTATTCATTTACAAGTTGTTAAGGTTTTACCCTTCGCTTACTAAAGAACATATCTTCGCAATGCAACCGACAGAATTAAGAGAATACATGGATGGTATGACTAGGATAAAAGCTCAAGAAAGATTAGAACTAATGGATGCTATCCAATATCCTCATATTGGATCAAAAGATAGAACCAAAAGTCACAGGGCTGTTTCTAAGTTGGCTAATCCTCAGGATTTCGAGTCAAGAATACTTAAAACTACCGAGTTGGAGTTAATTTAGATGGCTGAAAAAATAATAATTGAACTTGATTTAGAGAAGGGTGATGTAACTGGAGCAACTAAAGCTCTTGAGACTTCGGCTACTAAGTCTGGTAAAAAGTCAGCCTCTAATTTCTCAAAAGCATTCAATGCTGATATAGGCGATAGAATAAGTTCGAGTTTAGCCAATATAACTTCTAATGCTCTTAAGGCTAGTGCTGCTTTAGGTAGTGTTACATTATTCAAAGCTATAAAAGACGCATCTCAATTAGAGGTAATTAACACTCAATTTGAAGTCATGTTAAAGTCAGCTTCCGCAGCTCAAAACCAAGTTAGAGAGCTTCAGGATTTTGCAGCGTCTACTCCTTTTCAATTAGCTGGTTTAGCCGAAGCGACAAAACAGCTCTTATCATTTGGGGTGGCTCAAGACAAAATAATACCTACACTTAGTCAATTAGGCGATATTTCAGCCGGAGTTGGCGCGGAAATAACAGATTTAACCATTCCTTTTGGTCGATTAATTTCTACTCAAAAGCTAACTTTGCAAGAACTAGATAAGTTTGCAGATAGAGGGGTTAATATCTATAAGGAGCTAGCTGATCAAACAGGTAGATCTTTAAAAACAATAAGAGAAGATATTTCAAAGGGCACTGTTCCTTTTGAAGAGTTTACAAAAGCTCTTTCTAACCTAACTGGTGAAAGCGGATTATTTTTCCAGGGTATGGAGAAACAGTCTAAGACATTAAGTGGAACAATATCAACGCTCGGAGATAACTTTTTTAATTTGTCAGCAAATCTAGGTAAGGCATTCTCTCCAGTTGTCATGAGTGGAGTTAAGGCTTTAACAGGAACACTAAAAGAATTTAATAAAGAGTTTGTTCAAAATTTTAACGCATTTGAAGACCTTTTAATTCCGCTAACAAACTTCTCAGATCAAATTATAACTTTTGTTATATCCCCACTGGAATTAGTAAAAAATATAGTTACGTTAGCACAGAACTCTATTAATTTCTTTGTTTCTGGTTTTGTTGCCGGAATAGGTGACATTGCTTCAGCAGCTGGTAAATTAATTAGCTTGTTGTCTCCTGATAGCGAAACAGCACAAGCCCTTATAAGCTTCGGTGAGACTTCTAAGAGTGTATTTAATGAGGTAGCTACAGATTTAGGTAATAGCCTAACTGGTGTTTTAGACTTCCCAATAAGTGAAAAGCTTGCAGCGAAGAATGAGAGTTTAAGAGCGAGTTTAGTTAGTACTAATGCTATTATTTTAGAAGAGGCTACTAGTGCTCAAGAAAATTTAAATACAGCACTAGTTACTCAAAGTGAAACATTAAACGATAGTTTATCTAAAGCGACTCAGGTCACTGCTGACAAACTAAAGCAAACGCAGAAGCAAGTTAATCAGATCGTTAATCAGGGTATAACTAGAGCTATATCTGGTGGAATACAAAATATTGCTAACTCTTTAGCTGAAGGTGAAAACGTATTTGAAAACTTTGGTAATTTTGTATTAACTACATTTGGAGATTTAGCCATCCAATTAGGTCAATTTTATATAGCTCAAGGTATAGCAAATCTAGCATTAAAGAATGTTGATCCTACAGGTACAATTGCAGCTGGTGCTGGTTTAGTTGCTTTAGGGTCTATAATAAAGTCTTTCGGGTCTAGTGGTGGTTCGTCTTCTAGTGGAGTGGCTGCATCTGGCACAACTTCAGCTCCAGGAGAATTAACAACAGAGCTAGCTTCTCCGGATGCGGAAGTTGTAGCAGAAGAAAGAACAAATGTTACACTCAATATTGAAGGGTCACTAGTAAGAGAGTCGGAAGCGACTGGGTGGTTAAGTGACTTACTTGAGACTTCTGGGTCAAGAGATTCTAATGTAATACCAAGTTTAAGAACAGGAACAGCTTAATGAGTATACAAACAAGGTCTTCATTTATATATGGTCACACTATATCAGATAGTGAAAACTCATTTATTAACTTTGTGGAAGATGGTGTTACAGAGCTGAGCACATCGATAGATGTTGGCTCATATACTATCACTGAGTTTGCTAGCAAAGTGGCTCAAGCTTTTAATGATGTTGGTGATAACTCTTATACGGTTACACTGGATAGATCCACTAGAAAACTAACGGTGAGTGCGGATAGTAACTTTGATTTACTGGTTACTAATGGAACACAATTATCTATCAGTGCCTTTACACTAATGGGATTCACGACAGATAGGAGTGGTTCTAGTTCGTATGAGGCTGATATACCGACAGGTTATATATATTACCCTCAATTCAATCTAATACAATATGTAGCATTTGAAGACATAGAAGAGAGTGTTCAGTCTAAAGTCAATGAATCGTCTAGCGGCGAGGTTGAAGTTGTTAGTTATGGAACAAGAAACTTTTCAGAATTTAATATTAAGTACGCTACAGATATAATTAACCAGGGTGCTATTGATGATAATCCCAATGGTGTATCTGATCTTAGAGTATTTATGCAGTACATTACAAAAAAGAGACCCTTTGAGTTTTTGCCAAATAAAGATGATACCGACACATATTATTCTTCGCTTTTAGAGTCAACAACTAAGAGTAAAGATGGGACTGGTTTTATGCTTAAAGAATTATATAGCCAAAAATTGGCTAATTATTTTGAAACAGGTAAACTTGTTTTAAGGAAAATAACAATTTAGGAGCGAGTTTTGCCAATAGTTTTTAGATCACCATTAAGTAGTTCTGTAGCAAATGCAACTTTTGTAGATAAGACTGTTGACGACTTTAAAAAAGGAAAATTTTCTCTATATAAGGTCTCTGATACTGAAACAGAGTACATTGATGATGTTCAACAAACTATATATGAGAATAAAACAGGTCTTGCTGATTTAGATGGCGAAGCTATTAAGAATACTGATGATAATTTTGATCAGTATGATGAAAAAGAAGTTATTGCCGATAATGATATTGTTTTAATTAACGATTCGGAAGATTCTGGCGCTATAAAAAAGGTTAAGTTGTCTAATATATCTAGTGGCGGTGGCGGTGGTGCTGGATCATCTGTAGAGTGGGTTGATGGTGATATTGCTCCATATAGCGAATATATTGACGGGTTGACGTTT